TGTATATATAAGGGGGGGTGGGTGCGCCCCTGGGGGGGGTGCCTCAGAAAAAAAACTCAGATCAGAGGGAAAAAACAACTCGCAGAGCAGGCCAGCGGTGATAGTGAGAGGGTAGTACCCAGCAAAAAAACTGATACAAATCAGTAAAATAGCTCAATCATAACATAATCTTGAGATTTAGTTACGCTTTTACTCCCTTAGTTTATTGTTATTGCAGGAGTTTCTGGAGTTATATCTTTAATATTACTATTTGATAGCAGTCTTTCAAATGAATGTGAATGCTCGACTTTAACCTGCTTTGATTCACTCAGTGCGCCAACTTCGTTGCCTAACAACTTCAAACAATCCCTTGCAACTCCATGAGATTCTGCTGTAAGTGACTGATAATACAGCCTAATCATATTAGATATAACCCAATCTTTTGTTAGTCCTGCGCTTAGCTTCAAATCCTCTTGCCTCTTCTCTATCTCCCCTAATATCAGCTCTTTACGGTTTCCATTTAGTAAACGCCAGCCTTGATTCGTAGCACTTTTGGGAACGTATCCTGCTTTTATCGCAGACTCTTTAGCTGTCAATCCTGTTGCATAAGCAATCGAAAACTTCATTTCTTTTGGTGTCAACTTATCTTTCATAATCTCCTAAATCGGAACACATAGTTCCGGTTTTTAATAATTTGTTTCGCATTTTCAGTGAGTTAAGAATATCGGAACTTTAGGTTCCGGTCAAATCGGAACTATGAGTTCTTAATTTTATCATATTTAAATAGTTTATTCAGTTAATTTATGATAGATAGATTTACCAAATTTATTTTACTCCTTAAAGAACTGTAAATATTGACTATTCTGTTTTGCTATCAGATTTTTTTAAGATTGGCACGTTTCTAGCTATACTATCTATAAGATTCAACAATAACGTTGATTCTATAATTCATACCAGTTGCAAATGCGTATGGCGGTCGCATGATGCGTTGAACAGCCTCCGGTTGGCTGTTTAACAGATCAAAAACATGCAGGGGGGAGTACGACCGAAAAGCTCCCGCAACAACCAATAAAAACATATAAGATATGAACTGTTAAGTAAATCTTATCATATATAAAGGACAATATGGGTGAAAAAGAAATGCATCTCCGCAAAATAGCGGAGCTAGAGGAATATATCAAATATCTGGAAAAATCTGAGCGCCTCCTTAAAGAGGCACTTAGAAACTCTAAAAGTTAATAGCTTAATACAGCTAACTGTTATAGCTGTATTGAGATATTCGCTATTGAATATCGTAACCAAAAAGGAGTTATATGTACAAAAAAGACAACAAGTTCATAGCGGAGTATTGTCAGCAAAGTGCGGACAATCTCGCTTTCTGTCATGCAGGTGTTCAGGTGACAATACAACAGAATACAGAAAATCTTGATACTATTATGACCGAATATAAAACAAGCGGTATCAATATTCCAGTTTTTAACTGGTCAAAAAAGAAAAATGCAGTAAAACATTTTGAGTCGAATAAATTGCATTACTATAATTCGATGATGACAATTTTAAGATCAAAAAAAGGCAACATTCCAGATAGAATACTTAAATTATTTTTAGAGGTTGATGGCTTAGGACTGCCAAAAGCAAGTTTTTTGGCTCAACTTGCAACTGGACACAAAGCATTTGCTTGTCTTGATAGCAATAATTTAATATGGTACAATCTTGACCCTAAAGTGACAACATACAATAAAAAACTAAAATGCGAACTTGCAAAGTCAGAAAAAAGACGGCAATACTTTGAGTGTGTTAAGAGCCTAGGCGGTGGCGAAAAGCTATGGAATGATTGGTGCATCGGTGTGGCTAATAAAAGTAAAAAGTTCAAGTCAGGTGTTCAAGTATCAATGAAGCATAGACATTGGTTTACAACTTGGACAAATCAATATCCGACAATATAGAAAGGAAATTATGAGTAGTGTATATTTCAAGGAACCAAGATGCAGGGGCAAAAGGGTTGAACTTTCAAGGTTTGACCATGAAAATGAATTTCAAAAGTATCATATTAAAGTGTCATTCACAGGCGTTGACAAGTGCCTTGATGCTTGGGACGACAAGCGTAGGGCTGATTCAAGGTCAGGTTGGGGCAACTGCCGAAGCTGGAAGGATGCAACCAAACGCAAACATCAATGGTTCAGGCACATTATAAGATAGGCAATAACTGCCTAGTAGGCAAATTCTGCTAGGCAAATTTTACCGATAGGCAAAAATGGCAAAAGATAAACATTTGGCTAAAGCTATATCAGAGTATCATATAGAAAAGGTTGAATATAAATATTGCTCCCGTACAGCTGGAATGAGATATTGGAAAAAGAAGTTTAACAGGGCTGTACGTGCGTACAGCAAGATGTTATGCAATGAAAAAGATTAGTTTTACCAATATATTTTAACAATGGCACGGATTTGGCATGTATACAAATAAGATGCAATAATGCAAAACAACTTTGAAAGGAACTATACAGGTACAGATGGAATATCCAATTTGGAATAAGGTTAATGCTCCTGACTATAGAGGGCAAAAAAGTTACGGTTCTCGTAATTATACACAGACAACCGTTCTTGTGGGTAGTAGCTCCAAGAATTCGTTTAACTTTTTGAATCATGAAACTACTGTTTCAATAGATAAAAACGGGAATCGACTTTTTCAGTTTATTCTTGACGGCAAGCTAGTCAAGGAGGGCTACCTTGAGAAAGATTCTCATGAATTAAAGATTCTTACTAATAAAATTTAAGATTGGCATGGTTTTAGCATGCTTATAATTAGTGTAGCAATAACGTTGCACTAACATTAATCAAAGGTAATAAAATGAAAAATACACAGTACAAAAAAGTGTCATCACTAAAAGCTGATGACTACAGACAAGTGGGGCAATATGTTTCATTCTCACACAAGGAGGGGCTCAGTAGATTGTTGGTTAAACACGGCAGGCTACACGTTCACCTGCATGGAAAAAGCATCAACCAGCGCTTTAACAAGTGCTATCAGGCAAAAAAAGATCATGTCATCCTGCCTGAAGAGCCTCAACAGGTTAGAATGCTAATTGGTGAAATACCTATTAACAAACTTAAGGCATTGAAGGGTATCTGTGAATACGAATTAAGTCATAGATAGTCATAGATAGTGATTCTTTCGGAGTGCTCGCAGAGCACTCTAATGGACACACTAAGCTGAATAGTTAAGCAACGTCATTCTAATCTGTGTGTTGATCTGACATCGCTATGATGATCATGATACGTGTCCTCACACTGGAGTGATAAGACTCTCGTACAGTCAGACGTACATGGATGTACTAGACTGAAACGCTATTCAGCTTTTCACTTTTAACAGGTAAGGAAAAATGAGACGTAATGAATTTCCCTTCCGTAGTTTTTGGGGCAATGACAATGACTACGGTGGATATAATCACAAGTACGATGAAAAAGACACGGATCGGGGAGCTGGTGACGAAGTCTATAGCAAGGAGGAAAGGAAAAGATGGTCAAAGCAGTGATGTATCTTAGAACCTCTTCCGCTACAAATATAGCAGGAGATTCAGAAGAGAGACAGCAAGATTCAATCAGGAAGTACGCTGATGAACAAGGCATGGACATTGTGTCCGGTGCTTATGATCAGGCTGTAAAAGGCTCTGACAGCATACATGACAGAGCAGGATTTTCTCAATTGATTGAGTACTGTCTTGAAAACAAGGTTGATATTATACTGTGCGAGAATGCTTCACGCTTTGCAAGAGATGTGATAGTGCAAGAATTAGGATATAGGGAACTTAGAAAGTTAAACTTGCAACTAATACCTGTCGATGCTCCTGAATATTTTACTGGAGATTCGCCATCACTAAACATGATAAGACAGATACTAGGTGCTGTTAGTGAGTTTGAAAAGTCAAACCTTGTATCAAAATTAAGAGTAGCTAGGGAAAGAGTAAAAACAAAAACTGGAAAATGTGAAGGAAGAAAATCACTGGCTGAAATTTACGGAAAGAAAAAATATAAAAGACTGACAGAAAGTCTGGAGGCTCTGTCATCTCATAATTTATCATATGCTAATGTCGCAGTGACACTAGCTAAACAGGGGTTTACCCAGCCGTCAACGGGTAAGCCACTTCACAAGGTGCAAGTAATGCGCCTTATTAAAAAGGAACACCATGAGTAAATTAATGCTACACGCAGGAGCGGTACCGATGACGTACCGTGAACTGACCGGAATGGGTGCAGATCACTATAAGCCATTGACACCTACTCATAAGCCAATTCCACACTGGAAGGTTGCGGACACCATTCGAGCAAGTCTGAGACAGTTTTCAGACTACTCAGTAGTTAGTGAGGAGTACGGTGTCAGTCATAAGGGTAAAAACTGTTTTGGTGCAATGTCACTCCGTAAAGACGGTGACAAAAGGGGTGACTATGAAATGTTTTACGGGTGGAGGCATTCAAATATCATGCAATTTTCACTCAGGTGCGGACTTGGTGATAAGTTTTTCATCTGCGATAACATGGCTTTTCACATTGAAAGTGAAATTCAGGGTGCAAAGCACACGTCAAACGTTGATGTGACATTTAAGGAACGGCTTGATGAATTAAATCAAGGGCTCTTTGCGAAAGGCGGAGCACTACACCATCGTAATGATTCATACTTACGTCATGAGTTGACATATCGAGACTCAGATCATATTATTATGGAAGCCGTAAGGCAGAAGGCCCTTCCAAAAACGAAAGCAATGTTAGTCGATCAAGAGTTTAGGAAGCCGTCATATAATTATGGAACAAATGGCATGACTATATTGGATTTAAAGCATGCCATA